CTGCTTGGAATTTCAGATGCTGCTCGACCAGGCTGAGGCCGACAACGCCCAGGTTCGTTTGCTCGAACGAGAATTATGCAGGAGGCAGACCCATGCCGGACATGATGAAAATTGAGGAAGTGCGCGACCTGATTGCTGCTTCAGCCTGCCCGTCTGCTGCCGTCGATACTGTCGAGACCTATCTGAGCCGGCACCGTGTTCTGACCCACGGCGATACCAACACCTACGCCGCCATCAACGCCACCGTCTGGCTGCTCGTCATCAGCCAGTTCAAGCTGAGATTAAAACACAAGGAGTAATTTATGTTCCTGCCGTATATCTGCGATGACTGTAGATGTGAGTTTTCAAGTGCTCTTCCGGTAGATGCGCTATGCCCTGAATGTGGCTCTGATAATACCAGGGTCGATGACTAACTAGACGATGCCTACAACGATATTCAGAGTGCAAGATAAATATGGTAGAGGCCCATGGAAACCTGGATTTTCTGAATCCTGGGTTGAGGATAGAGAAGACCTGGACAATTTGAAAGCCTGGCCTCTTGAAGATGTTCGGCGAATTGCGATAGAGGCGGCAAAACACGATTTGTGTCTCGGAAGCGGCTGCAAGTCCTTGGAACAGCTTCGACGATGGTTTACTGAATCTGAATTCAGAAATTTGTCAGAGCTCGGGTATAGGGCTGTCGCGCTCAAGGGTGCAATCATAGTTCGCGAAGATGAAACTCAATGCCTTTTTGCCAGGGGCCGGCCCCATCGGTATGGGGCGCGTGAAGTGCTCTTGTATGCCAAACGAGACAGATAATTTGACTATAAGGAGTTTTGAAATGGCAAACAATGAAGGCTGGGGCTGGCCTGGAAAAGCGAAAAAAGCCCATTACTTCAGCGGCCCGTTCTCTTTGTGTCGTGCCTGGATGTTTACCGGCCACAAAGAGCAGGGCAACAATGACTCGCCAGACAACTGCAAAACTTGCCGCCGTTTACTCGAAAAAAAGGAGAAGACAGCGTGATTACCAGAGAACAATGGGCCGAAATCGAAAAAGACCTAACCAGCTATTTTGCCTGCAGAACATTTCGACTCGGCAAAGATGAAATCTCTGTCATTAGAGAGAATTGCGGTGAAGGCCAGCGGAAATTGGTCGTTTACTTCAACGGCATAATAAAGGGTGCCTGGACGCATAAATCAGACGATAAAAATTACAATCCGCTCGTAGAAAAATTTTGGCGCAAACAAAGCCGTGCGGTGCATGATGCCAAATTCAAGGCGGCGATGATTAAAATATACGGAAAAAGAAACGTCCACAAAGAATGCCCCGGACTAGACCGTAAGATCGAATGGTATACCCCGATCTGGCCCAGGGCAAAGGCAATGGTAACCAAGTTCAAAAAAATCGAAGGACTTGAGCTGATCGAATCTTAATCATAATCTGCTGGAGGTGCCTATGGTCTAAAAGACAAGCAGCGACTCTCTCTTGTTGTGTTAAAGCCGGCTACTCGCCGGCTTTTTTATTGTCTGCTGCAGCCTTCTCAAGCTGTTTTTTTGTCTCAAGAACCTCTTTTGCTTTTTCGCTCATTGAGGCTTTCTGCTCGCTTTTGCCAGTAATAAACGTGGCTGCAACTCCGCTGCCGATGACTAAAGTCATTGCAACTGCAGCCCACTGCATGCCTAACCAACCGAGAAAAACCGTTGCGATGATTGCAAAGATTACAATAATGAGCGCGAACTTTTGGCCTCTTTTGTTGGCTTCAAAAGTTTCTGGCACAGCGATAGATTCCAATCGGATTCGATGGGCCTGTTGATCTTCTGCTAATTTAAGAATTCTACTAGCGGCACCAGGAGCAACCTGCTCATAAAATGCCAGTGCCTGCGGAGAAGGAATTGGCCCCGAAAAAGACGAGTATCTGGCTGTTAACGCCGTGCCAGTTGGCTCTGTTGGCGGAATAACCTTGGTTTCTTTATCTTTCTTTTGTTGGTTAGACCTTTGAATCCTACGCTGCTGATTCATCTGAATTCAGATTGATCAATCTCTTTCTTGAATTGCGAAACGGCTTTGTCAAAGTCGCTTTTTACCGCTTGCCAATCGGCCATTTGAGCAAACATGTCTGCTTCCTCAGGATTTTCAGACTGGTTGAAAAAATAAAACTGGCCTGAAAGATCAAAGCAACTGGCAGCACCGGACTTAAATGAAAAGGCCGGGAATAAAAAAGTTGTCGCACGTTTAACCATTTTGCTCTCCTAGTTTATAAGATAAACGCGAAAGACTCTTAAGTCAAGTTATGTACGATTATCGGCATGTCACGCGTTTGTGTGAAGCACTTCACCTGTTTTGCCTGGCCTGGGATTGCTATTTTCATATCACAGGGGGGGTGAAATCATGGCGAGTAGACGTATTGAAGATCTGCATCCGACACTGCAGCCACTGGCGCGGCAGTTTGTGCAGGAATGCAAAGACGAGGGCATCGATGTCTTGATCTATCTGACTTACCGCTCCGGCGATGAGCAGAACGAACTTTATGCCCAGGGGCGCACAAAGCCCGGCAAAATCGTGACCAAAGTCAAGGCTGGTCATAGCGACCATAACCGCATGCTCGACGGTAAGCCCGCCTCGCTTGCTTTCGATGCTGTTCCGCTGCGAACTGTCGATGGCAAGAAAGTCGCCATCTGGAACGACCCGGTATTGTGGTCAAAAATGGGCGAAATCGCAACCAACATCGGTCTTTCGTGGGGCGGCAACTGGAAGAAGTTCGTCGACAAACCCCACTTTTACCTCAAATTTTAAGGAGACATCTTATGTCTGAATACATTACCCCGGCCAATGTGGCCATTGTTATTGCCCTGGTGACCTCGGCTGTTGCGATTCTCAGAACCATCGCACCGAGAACGAAAACCACCATCGATGACGATATCGTCGCGCTTATCGACAAGGGCCGCATTTGGGTGCGCGACTACGCCGTGCCGATCTGGTCAACGGTAGAGCAGCTGGAAAAAGCAGGCAAAATTGAAAGGCTGAATAAATACGGTGAGTATATGTCGGTTTTCCGTGAAGCCTTCAAATCTGCCTTCGGAAAAGAGATGCCGGAAGAGCTTGAAACTGATGCAGAACTCATGGCCAAAGGTTTGAGTGCCGCTGACAAGCTTTCAAAAAGCGTTACCGTAAACCCTCAGTCGAGCCTGGACGCGGCGAAGTGACCGTTCAGGCCAATCAAAAAAGCGTCAGTCTTGGTCTGAAGGCCCGGCATATCTTCGCAGACCTGAAGGTCGGCAAGGGCCAGAAGCCTGATATCAAAGTTGGCGCCAGCTTCAATGTCAAATTTTAACCAGGGAGAGCAACCATGGAAATTCAACACATCATACCAATCGTAATAACTCTTGGCCTGGCCTGGTCGGGTTTCCTGGTTGGCGTAATCAGATGGCTGCAGAGCAAAAACGAAGAAGCGCTTTCCAGGCGTCTCGATGCTATAGAAAAGAGCATCGCAGAGATCAGGGCCGAGTGGGCAGCTATGCCGCGAAGTTACGTGCTGAAGGATGACTGCCGTCGCCAGGAAGATCAGGTATTGTCAGCTTTGGCTATGATCAACCGCAAGCTCGATGAGCTTGCCAAAGAGGTGAAAAAGTAATGCTTGAAACCGACGAAATCAAACTCGCCGAAATTCAAACCGTTCGCCGGCAGATTCTGCGTCTGCTTCACGCCACCAGCACAGTCGGAGCCAACGAGAAAACGCTGCTTAATGCGCTGCAATGTGCTGGATACCCGGTTCTAACTCACGAAATAAGAAAGCATCTTGAATACCTGGATAACCTCAAGGCTATCGAGATCATAGACCGCGATCGCGCAACCTGGTCAGCAAAAATCCTTCCGTATGGCGTTGATATCGTTGAATACGCGGTTAAGGCCCCTCCGGGCATAGCCAGGGAGTAGCGCATGCCAGCACGCAGTTCCATTGTTGCATTACCGCCAGAAGTAAAAGAATGGCTCGATAAAGCCCTGGTCGATGGTAACTTTTCCGGTTACGAGGCCCTTGCGGCTGAGCTTCAGGAAAAGGGCTACAGCATCAGCAAGTCAAGCCTGCACCGCTACGGCAAAAACTTCGAAGATACTCTGGCTGCAGTCAAAATGGCAACAGAGCAGGCAAAGGTGCTTGTCGACGCCTGCCCGGATGAGCAGGGAAATTTAAACGATGCCCTGATCAGACTTGTGCAGCAGAAGGCTTTTCAGGTTCTCAACAAGCTCGATGCCGAAAAGTGTGACCTCGATCTCGATGATCTGGGGCACATGATCAGTTCTCTGAGCAAGGCATCGACCACTGTTAAAAAATACGCTGCAGACGTTAAAAAGCGAACCATCGAAACAGCCAAAGAGGTTGAAAGCGTCGCCAAGAAAGGCGGGCTCACCGATGAGGCCGTTCAGACAATCCGCAGCAAGATTCTCGGCATAGCAGGTTAACATGTCAGCACCGACAGTATTACTCGGTTACCAGCAGCGCTGGATTTCAGATACATCGCCCGTCAGGGTGATAGAGAAATCCAGACGTATTGGTTTGTCCTGGGGAGAGGCCGCCGAGTCCTCGTTGCTTGCTGCCGCTGAATCTGGCATGGACGTCTGGTATATCGGTTACAACAAAGACATGGCCCAGGAATTCATTAGAGACTCCGCGTTCTGGGCAAAGCACTACAACCTTGCCGCCGGTGAAATAGAAGAAACCGTGCTGGAAGACGAAGACAAGGATATTCTGACTTTCAGAATCACTTTTACTTCAGGATATCGCGTCAGTGCGCTGTCGTCGCGACCATCGAACCTGCGCGGCAAACAGGGTCTTATCATTATCGACGAAGCGGCATTTCACGACAACCTTGAGGAATTGATTAAAGCTGCGATGGCAATGCTGATCTGGGGTGGTCGCGTCTGCATAATTTCAACGCATGACGGTGAAGACAACCCATTCAACGAATTGATCAAGGCAATCCGTGAAGGCAAACTGAAATACAGTCTGCACCGGGTTACCTTCGATGATGCGCTGGCCGATGGCCTGTATAAACGCATCTGCCTTAAAATGGGTATTGCCTGGACAAAAGAAAAAGAACGCGCCTGGCGACAGGAGATCGTTGAGTTTTACGGTGACGGCGCTGACGAGGAACTGTTTTGTGTTCCGAGTAAAGGCAGCGGCCTGTATTTCTCGAACGTGCTGCTCGAATCGGTAATGCAGCCTGGCATTCGGGTTTTCAGACTGGCGTTCAAAGACGAATTCACAACCAGGCCAGAAGCCGAGCGAACGGCGACCTGCAAAATCTGGTGGGAAGAAAACATCAAGCCGGTCATCGACTTTATGAAAGTCGTCTTCCGCCCGGTCAGATCGTATTACGGCTTCGACTTCGCCAGGTCAGGCGACCTTTCTGTTTTCTGGCCACTGGTAGTTGATGGCCTGATGCGCATGACGCCTTTTATAATCGAGATGAAAAACGTGCCATTCACGCAGCAGCGCGAACTGCTTTTTTATACCGTCGATGCTCTGCCCAGCTTCATGCATGGCGCGCACGACGCGAGAGGCAACGGGCAATACCTGGCTGAAGTTGCGATGCAAAAATACGGCACCGGCAGAATTACCCAGGTCATGCTTTCCGGGCAGTGGTATATCGAAAATTTCCCAAAGTATAAGACCGGGATTGAAGACAAGCAGATCATATTGCCTGACGACCCGGACATCAAAGCCGATCACCGCATGGTTAAAACCGAAAAAGGCGTGCCAAAAGTGCCGGAGACTGCGAAGCGCAAAGGCACAAACGGCGAACAGCGCCACGGTGACGGAGCGATAGCAGGCTGCCTGGCATGGTTTGCGACTCTACAAGACTCGGTGATGATTGAATACGACTCGGCCGGCCCTCGTGACTGCAGCGCTGGCAACCTGGCTGATTATTACGGAGGCTGACATGGCAAAAAAGAAAGATACCAAGGTCGTTGCAAAAGAACTGACCGTCGAAATGGCACCTATTCGCGAAGAAACTCCGCTGTTCGGAGGCATTCTGCAGAACCCCGACAAGGTTTTGCAATCTCGCGGCGGCACCAGGGCTCTCGATACTTATGAAGACCTTGAAACCGATGCGCATGTCAGAACCGTTCTCAGCAAGCGCAAGCGTGCCGTTACTTCGCGGGAATGGGTGGTTAACGAAGCTGACGATTCAGCCGAGGCAAAAGCTGCCGCTGAGCTGGTTCGTCGCCATATTGATATGCTCGATATCGATGACGTTACCATCAACTTTCTCGATGCAATTCCAAAAGGTTACTCGGTCGGCGAAATCATGTGGGTGCAGGAAGAAAACGAGATCAGACCGGCTGAAATCAGATTCAGAAGGCCGCAACGCTTTACCTTCGTCGATGAAGGTAACGGCGTCGAAATGCGTCTGCTGACGCTGCGGGATTCATACAAGGGCGAGGCCCTGCCCGACCGCAAATTCATCAAATTCACCTTCGAGGGCCGGTATGAAAATCCGTATGGTTTTGCTCTTGGCAATAGTTTGTTCTGGCCGGTCTTTTTCAAGCGCAAAGGCATTACCTTCTGGCTGGTTTTCTGTGACAAGTATGGCACGCCGACATCGGTAGGCAAGTATCCTGCAAGCGCCACGAAAGGCGAGAAAGATGCCTTGAAGGCAGCCTTGCAGGCTATAGCCAGCGACAGCGGCATAACCATACCCGAGGGCATGGAAGTCACTCTGCTCGAAGCGGCCCGAAGCGGTATCGACACTTACGAAAAGCTCGTTCGCTACATGGACGAACAAATCTCTGAAGTCGTTCTCGGCGAAACTGGCACCACGAATCAGAATACCGCCGGCGGCAGCCGTGCCAGGGATGAGGTCGGCAACGAAGTGCGTCTCGAAACCGCGAAAGCTGATGCCGATGCTTTGTGCGAATGCCTGAACAATACACTGATAAAGTGGATCATCGAACTGAACATGCCCGGCGCTCCGGTGCCGCAACTCTGGCGTGATTTCGAGGAAGACGAAGATCTGGCAAAAAAAGCCGACCGCGATACCAAACTCGGCCAGACCGGTGTGAGATTCAAAAAAAGCTACTTCGTGCGAGAATATAACCTGCAGGAAGACGATTTCGATCTGGTTGAGCCGGCCGTGCCAGTGCCGCCAGCCAACCAGCCGCCAGGCCAGCCGGCAAACTTTGCCGTGCCGTCTCAAAAGGAAATAGCAGATTATTTGCGCAAGGGCCTGGGAATGCCTCGCGAACTGCCGAGCCCGCAGACAGTTGTCGAAGAGTTTGTCGACGATATTAACCCTGAAGAACTGCAAAAGCAGGCTGAAGGCATGCTGGCTCCGATTATCAAGCTGATCGAGAATGGCCAGAGTTATGAACAGATCATGGCTGACCTGGTCGAAACTTACGACGGCCTGTCATTCGATGCGTTGCGTGAAATGCTTGAGCGCGCGTATTTTGTTGCCGCCGTCTGGGGGCGATTGAATGTCAGGTGATGCCGACATTTTGAAGGCAGCTTTCAACCTGCCGCCGGACGAAGCGATCAAATACTTCGAAAAGAAGGGTTACAACGTCAGCTTTGACTGGCACGAAATGAAACGCGAAGCCCACACCAGGGCTTTCACTGTTGCCGGCGTCACCCAGCTCGACGTGCTTGTTGATATTCGCAAGGCAGTTGAAGATGCACAGAAGACCGGCAAGAGCCTCGAAAGCTTCAAAAAAGAACTGCAGCCGCTTCTCGAAAAGAAAGGCTGGTGGGGCAAAAAGAACATCGAGCGCCCCGACGGTTCGCAAAAGGAAGTCGATCTTTCCGCGCCCTGGCGATTGAAAACCATCTACCGCACCAACATGCGCACGGCAGCAATGGCCGGCCATTATAAGGGCATGAAAGATGCCGCAGACGTAATGCCATACTGGCGCTATGTCGCGGTCATGGATGGCCGAACCCGCGACGAGCATAGAATGCTACACGGCAAAGTTCTGCGTCACGATGACCCGTTCTGGGATAAATACTACCCGCCGAACGGCTGGGGCTGTCGCTGCACAGTTACCGCCATGACTGCTAGCCAGCTCAAGCGCAAGGGCATTGAAGTCGGCAACGGTGAAAACATGGCTGCCCTGGTTGGGCATACCGTGCCCGATGGATGGGATTATAACCCCGGCAAAGACGCCTGGCTTCCCGAAACAAAAAACTACCCAGGCTGGGCAAAAGAAAAAGTCGAAACCATTGTAAACAGGGCGAAGGAACAGAACCAAAGCGTCAGTTATGTCGAAACCGTTAATTCGGGCGACAGAAATAAAGTTTCGCAGGTTCTTGAACGGCATGAAAAAGAGCTGGTGAAGCTCGATCACGAAGCCGCCGTTGTCGTTACCAGGTCGGGCGATGTTTACCGCATTGATGGCAAAAAAGATTCTGTTAAACCAGACGTCTTCGGCAGCGATCTGAAAGGCGCTTCAGTCACCCACAACCACCCGCGATCAGAAACTCAAAACACCTTCAGTTCGCTTGATTTGGAGTTGTTTTCTGAATATGATCTTGAAATTCTCAGAGGAATTGACGATAATTTCATCTACGAGCTGATCAAGAATGGAAAGGTTGTTGATGGCGCCGCTTTGCTTGAAAGCATTAACAGCAATGAGTTGTTGGAAAATCAGCGCCTCTACGAACATCTTCAAATCGTCAGAAAGGCTTTAGCCGGTGGTTTTGGCTACAGGAGGCAAAAGAGATGAGTCAGGAACAATTCCGCAAAGAATTCATTGAGATCCTGGATGAATCTAATGCTGAATCCGAGGCATTGGCAAAAAAATACTTTAAAGACGGGATGGATAGTCACCCGGCAGAGTTCAAGGCTATTCGCGACAAACATTTCAAACGCGTTCAGGCTCTGTGCTTGAAATATGGCGTCAAACCGGAAGAGGCGAAGAAAGAATGACCATCGAACTGCAGTTTGATGACAGACAGGTAAAAGAGCTGCTTAACGCAGTGGTCAAAAACATGACCAACGCGCAGCCGGCTTTGCAGAAAATCGGCCGGGTAGTCGTTGCCGGCGTCCAGGATAATTTTGCCGAAGGTGGCGCTTATTCATCGCCAGACAGCCTGATCGGTGGCAGCAAAAAGTGGCAGGCACTCTCACCGGTCACGACTAAAATCAAAGAACGCCAGGGCAAAAAAGGCCCACATCAGATATTGCTCGACTCCGGCACTTTGCGCGATTCAGTGACCGAGAAAGCCAGTAAAGATTCTGTGGTGATTGGCACCAATATGGAATATGCCGCCATGCAACACTTCGGCGCAAAAAGGGGGCAGTTTGGCGTTCACGATGTTTTGTTCAAAGCTCATCTTCGCAATATCGCCGGGAAAAAAGTAAGCGTCAGGTCACACACTCGAAAAGTGACGTTGCCCTGGGGCGACATTCCGGCACGCCCGTTCATGACAATCCACCCGACAACGCTCGAAGATATGGTTGAAATTTTAGCCGGCTTCATAACGGGAGAGAAGTAAATCTCTAAAAACGGCCCGCATTTGCATTTTCCATATTAAAAACCATCAGATATACCCCATAGGGGGAGAAAGCAAAATCTGGCCCGTTTCCGGCGAATTGTGAGGGTATTTTAAAACGGGGTAAAATCACCCTGATTTACCAGGTGAAAAATCAGACCTGTTTTTACTGAAACACTTCACCTGTCTGCCTCGCTTCCTGACTGCTATT